GAGGAACACCACAAGAAACCGCGTTCCTGAGTCAAAAACGGCGTTTCTGAGTGGATTGTGGATAACTTTCGCCCTGGAGATGGGGGGGGTAGGTTTTTGGGGTGCTTTGGAGCCGCTAGGTGCCGCCTGCAAACTCGCAAAATACCGACACGATCGTGACCTCCTACGCCCGTCGGATCGTGGACGGCGAGCTCCCGAGCGGGCGGTGGATCTACGCAGCGGCGAAACGCTTCCTCGAGGACCTCGAGCGACCGGATCTCCGGATGGACTGGGAGGAGGTTGACCGCCTGCGGCAGTTCTTCGGCCGGCTCCCGCTCATCGGCGAGTCGAGCGGCCAGAGCTTTGAGCTCAACCCGTGGCAACTATGGGCGCTCGCCAACATCTGGGGATGGAGATGGGCGGATGATGGCCGGCGGCGCGTCCGGCAGGCGATCCTCCAGGTGGGGCGCGGCAATGGCAAGACCACGCTCATGGCGGGCCTGTGCCTGTATGACCTGGCGACCGGATCGGGGCGACGGGCCCATGTCATTGCCAACCGGGAGGAGCAGGCCGAGATCCTCCTGGACACCGCCAAGACCATGCTCCGCGGGCTCGGCGAGACCGACCTGGAGCCCCGGCAGTACGCGATCATCCGCAAGGAGGCCGACTGCGTGCTCACGGCCCTGCCGGCCAAGGAGACAAGTCTGGACGGGCTCACGCCAAGCCTGTGGATCGCCGACGAGGCGGCGGAGTACCGCGGGCGGTTCCTCTCGAAGCTCACCTCCGCGATGGCGAAACGCCGCGAGGCGCTCGGCGTGATCATCTCGACGCCGGGAGACAACCCAGACAACATCTACGGCGAGAAGATCGCGCACGCCGAAGCGGTCCTGAAGGGCGAGACCGAGGACGATTCTACCGTCGCCATGCTGTACGGCATCGACGCCGCCGACGCCGTGGACGATGAAGAGATGTGGTTCAAGGCGAACCCGAACCTCGAGCACGGCCAACCGGACCTCCGGAGCCTCCGCGAGCAGTGGAAGCAGGCCCGCAGCACCCCGATGGGGCGGGCCGAGTTCACACGCTACCACTGCTGCAGGATGACCGAGAGCGCCGGCGGATGGCTCGACATGGGGCTCGCGCCGAAGCCCGAGGAGATCGCCTGGGAGGATCTCCGCGGCCGGCAGGCGTGGATCGGCGTCGACCTCTCCAAGACCTTCGACCTTTCGGCCGTGGTGGCGGCGATCCCGCTCCCGGACGGGCGCATCTACCTCAAGGGTTTCTACTGGTGGCCGGACGCCGATGTCCGGCAGCGTGAGCTCGACTACCGGCTACCCGTGCGCAACTGGGCGCTCTCCGGCAAGCTCGAGCTCGTGCCCGGGCGCCAGGTCGACTACGGGCTCATCATGGAGCGGCTCAAGGCTCTCGCGGCCCACCTCGATGTCGCCGAGATCGCCTACGACCAGTGGGGCGCCAAGATGTTCGCCGAGATGGCCGTGGCCGACGGGTTGCCGTTGCGCACCTATTCCCAGGGCATCTCCACGATGGGCCCGGGGTGCCAGCTGTTCATGCAGTTCTGGCTCGCCGGCAAGATCGTGGTGGGCGATGATCCGGTGTTCCGGAACGCGTGCCGCACCGCGATCGCCATCCGAGACAGCAACGGCAATGTGAAGGTCGACAAGAGGAAGTCAAGCCAGGTGATCGACCCTCTCGTCGCCGCCATCATGGCCGTGCACTGCTGGGGCGGCGAAAGCGGAACCTCGTACGACAACCTCTGAATCCGTCATTTGGAGCCGATCCTCCGTGGACAAGGCGCACACACTGTGCGCGTGTTCCGGGAAATGCTCCATCGGATGTTCGTGGGACCTTGGAGCCTGTCGCAGTTCTCGACGGGCGGTGGCTCCGTGCCGTTCGTATCGGCGGCGAATGCGCTGCGTTACACGCCGGTCTACCGCGCCGTCACGCTGATCGCCTCCGACATCGCCCGCCTTGAGCTCGAGGTGTCCGCGGGCGGGGCCGATTCACTGCTGCGCTCTCCATCGCGTTTCATGTCGGCCTACGAGTTCCGCCGGGCGATGACGATGCAAGTCCTGCTGTACGGCAACGCGTTCGCCGCGATCAACCGAACCCGCGGAGGCGAGCTTCTCGAGCTCATCATGCTCGAGCCCGACAGCGTGAGCCTCGACACCGGCGGGGCCGTGCCCGTCTACAGGACCAGGGCGTACGGGAATCTCGGGCTTGAGCAGATGTTCCATCTGCGGGCGCCGAGCACCAACGGCCTGTGGGGCGAGTCGCCGATCAACCTCTGCGCGACATCGTTGCAGCTCCTCGCCGCCCAGGAGCAGATGGCGCTCGAGAACTTCAAGAACGCCGGCAATCCCAAGATCGCCATCATGCATCCGGCCAAGGTCACGCCGGAGACCATGCACAAGATGGAGGCGTACTACGCCGAGCGGCATGGCGGAAGCGCCAAGAGCGGCAAGCCGCTCATCCTCGCCGACGGGGCGAAGCTCGAGCGGATCTCGAGCACCATTGACGATACGGGCCTCGAGGCCGCGCGGCGCTATTCGATCGGCGATGTATCGCGCATCTACGGCGTGCCGGCGTCCTATCTGTCGGAGGATGTCGGCTCGTCCTACGGCTCGATGGAGTGGCTCTCGCGGATGTATGTCGATGCGTGCGTGAGCCAGTGGCTCGCGTGCTGGTCGAGCGAGATCACCTCGAAGCTCGCCACGCCGTTCGATACGGTGGTTTGGGACACGGATGATCTCGTGCGGCCCGGCATGGCCGAGACCATGGCGAGCCTCCGCACCGCGGTCGAGGCGGGATTCATGACCCGCAACGAGGCGCGCGAGGAGATCGACCTCGCCCCGCTCGATGGCCTGGACGAGCCCATCGTCGCCAAGAACATGGGCACCGGCGGCGGCACCACCAACATCGGCACCGACACCAGTGCGGGGAGCTCCAATGATTTCACGGCGTGACTTCACGGCATCCGAGCAGTCGATCGACGGGCGCACCCTCGCCGGCTATGCGGCGGTCTACGGCCAGGATTCCCGCGAGATCGTGGAGAACGGCCGGAAGTTCATCGAGCGCATCGCGCCGGGCGCGTTCAACGAGACCCTCTCGAGCGGCGCCGATGTCAAGCTCTACTACAACCACGATGCGTCGATGCCCCTCGCACGCACGCGCTCGGGCACGCTCCAGCTGAAGAGCGACCGCAACGGGCTCGCGTTCACCGCAAGTCTCCCGGAGACCACGCTCGGCAACGATGTCCGCGCCCTGATCGAGCGTGGCGACCTGAGCGGCGAGATGTCCTTCGGCTTCTTCGTCAACGAGGACAGCTGGAACAAGGACCGCACGCAGCGGCTCGTGAAGAAGGCCACGCTCGTGGAGGTGTCCATCGTCCAGGACGCCGCATATCCCCAGACAAGTTCGAGCCTGCGGAGCGTGTCCGCGGCGTACACCGAAGCCGTCTACGCGCGGCTCGCACTCCATTTCCGAAGGATGACCGAAAATGTCCGATGAGCTGAACGAGATCCAGCAGATCACCCACGAGTACCGGAAGTCTCTCGCGGCGTACGAGGCCCGCACCGGCCGCGCCCCGCAGACCGTCGACCTCCGCGGCAGCGGCGAGGAGCGCCAGAAGTTCGACCGCATGGACGCCGACCTCACCGCGGCCGAGCTGATCGCGCAGAACAAGGCCCTCGAGGCCCGCCTGGCGAAGCTCGAGGCCGAGCCCGTCCTGTCGGCCCGCGCCTCGCGCGGCGTGCGCTCGCAGGCGGACGAGCACGCGTACCAGTTCCTCCGTGCCCTCGCCACCGGCGATGCCCAGGCGTTCCGCGCCCTCAGCACCTCGAGCAGCAATGCCGCGATCCCGACCGACCTCGAGCGCCGCATTGTCGAGAAGAAGCAGCAGATGGGCGTGATCCGCGGGATGTCGAATGTCATGCGGATCACCTCTGACCGCAAGGTGGCCGTGGAGAACGGCCTCCCCACCTCGGAGATCATCGCTGAAGGTTCGGGGCAGACCGCGACTGATCCGAGCTTCTCCTCGCAGATCACCTTCGATCCCCGCACCCTGCGCTGCTCGACCATCCTTTCGCAGCAGTTCATTGAGGACGCCATCGGCCAGGGCGACATCGGAACCGCGATGGAGTATGTCTCGCGCAAGATGGCCATGTCCATCGCGCTGAAGGAGGAGGAGCTCTTCACCGTCGGCAACACCGGCGCCACTCCGGCAGAACCCCAGGGCATCTGCTACCCCGGCACCATCGCCACGAATGTGATCGACCTCGGAGGTTCCGCGCTCACCACGATCACCGCGGATCAGATCATCGACCTCGCGCACGCCGTCGCGCCCGAGTACCGCGTCGGCCCGCGCGTGTCCTACCTGATCTCGGACACCATGGTGAAGTATGTCCGGAAGCTGAAGTCGAGCCAGGACTACATCTGGCTCCCCGCCGGCGCTCCGAACACGAACGCACTCGCCTCGGGCGTGTCCGGAACCATCTACGGATTCCCCTACCGCGTCGGCAAGTACCTCGCCACCGCGACCACCAACGGCAATGTCTTCGCCGTGTTCGGAGACTTCGACTACTACGAGATCGTCGACCGCACCGGCGTGACGGCGCTCATGGATCCGTACTCGCTCCAGGCGAACCTCCAGACGCGCCTCAATGTGTTCCAGCGCTTCGATGCGAAGGTCACGCTCGAGACCGCGTTCAGCGCGATCACCTGCTGATCCATCTTCACCTCCCGGGCCCTGGCGCCGAAAGGCGCCGAGGCCTTTTCCATGGCCATCCCGCTCAGCACGATCAAGAACGCGCTCAAGATCGAGTACTCGGACGATGACACCGAGCTGCTCCGTCTGCGCGATGCCGCGGCATCGTTGATCGAACGCGAGACCGGGCTCGCGCTCTCCGTGCAGCAGAGGACGCAGTACCTCGGATCTTTCCGGCCGACGGCGATCATGCTCGTTCCGTTCACGACGCTCGATGCGGTGCAGTACACCGACTCGGGCGGCGCCGGCGTGACGATGCCGGCCACGGACTACTGGCTCGACTACAGCGAGGGGCCGTTGCCGATCCTCAAGTTCCTCACCGAGCCCGAGTTCAAGCTCGGAACGAACATCAACGCCGTCTGCACCGTCGGCTACGCGAGCGTGCCCAACGAGATCGTGCACGCGATCATCGCGCTCGTCGGCGGTTGGTACTCCAACCCAGAGGCGTTCCAGAACATCAGCCTCTCCGCGGTGCCGATGAGCACGCAGTACATCATCCAGGCGCTCAGCGTGCGGAGCCCGATCCGATGATCTCCGCCGGCCTGCTCCGTTGGACCGCGACCAGACTGCGGGCGAGCGCCTCGCAGGATGCGCTCGGCCTGCGCGCGGACACCTGGACGGCAGGCGCATCGTTCCGATGCGATCTCCGCGACCTGAGCGCCTCGGAGCAACCCTACGCCGACGGCGTGGCCGTCCGGCACAGCTGCGAGGTGCGGGCCCGTTGGCCGGCCGTCGCGGCGTCGGGGCTCACGGCCGTGGATCGGCTCCAGGTGCGCGGGCGCACCTTCCGAGTGAACAGCATCCGGAACCTGGACGAGGCCGACCGCGTGGCCGTGATCGACTGCGAGGAGGTGGTCTGAATGCCGGCCATCCCGATCGAGCAGGCGGTCCGCACGATGTTGACCACCAACATCGCCAACCTCACCGTGCCCGATGAGTCGATCACGCACGGCTACCGCCTGCAGGATTCGACCCTGCCGGCGATCACCTATTCGGTCGACTCGACTGCGAACGCCGACCTCGATGGCCAGAACCAGGTGAGTGAAGTGACCATCACGGCGATCGCGGCCACCACTTACGACGCCGCGGTCCTGCAGGCGGCGATCAAGAGCGCCTGCATGGCCGGCAGCTACGGGCTCTACTTCCGGTCCGTCGTGGTCACGAGCCAGAACATCCTCCCCGAGACCGTCGGGCTCGGCGACGAGCAGGAGCCCGCGCAGGGAATCACGAACGCAACGATCCACTGGAGCACCACCTAAATGGCAACCGTCTACCCGTGCAAGGATGTCACGATCACCGTCGGCGGCGCCGGCATTCCCGGCATCGTGGACGCTAGCTTCACGCTCGCCCAGGAGACGATCGACGCCACCGAGATCGCCGACTCATGGAAGAACCCCGTACCCGGACAGCGGTCCGCGACCATGACGGGGAACATCTACTACAACCAGGCATCGACGCCGATCGCTGCCCTCGAGGCGGCGCTCACCGGCGGCACATCCGTGGCGGTGGTGTGGACGAGCCATAGCCAGGCAACCTACACCGGCAACGGCTATGTGACCGCATTCACGCCGTCCGTAGCCGTCAACGATGTGGTGCGTGCCAGCTTCACCATCCAGTTCTACGGATCGGTCACCGTTGCGTGATATTGCCTCCATCCTCCGCCTCGATCCCGTCGCCGTCGAGTACCAGGGCGTCCGCCTCCTGATCCGCCGGCCGAACCTGTGCGACCTGGTGGACGCCCACGAGGCAAACGCGCTCGGCGCCCTGCACAGTCGCGCGTGGGCCCTCTGGAGGCACGCAATGACCGCGGATGGCGATCCGATCTTTGGATCGTGCCAGGACGCCACCCAGTGCCCGAGCGGCCTGGCGGCGTTCCTGGTGCCCCGCATCGAGGCGCTGTACAGCGAAGGCGTGGACTAGGGCGGGATGCGCGGGCGCTGCTCGCGCGCATCCTCGGACGCAGGAA